ATGCTCAATACGGAGATTGGGCAAAAAGCCGCCCATGAGGCGTTTGTGGCTACGTTCCCGGAGATTATGGAACATACTATGCGCCTCGTTACGGACACCGACGGGGTGCAGCACCTGATTGACAAGGACGGGGTGGAGATTGGCACCGTCGAAGACAGCGATAAATCATAGAAAGGATGTTACTTAATGAACATGGAAATCTTGAACAAAGCCCAGGCCGACGCGCTGTTCCGCCGGGAGGCGGTGCTTCTGGGTACGGCCGACGCGATCCCCGAGGACCGGGCGAAGGAGCTGTTTGGCGAGGATGCGGTCAAGTTTGCTGTCCGTATGGGCGGCCAGAACGGCTGCGGGATCGGGGACTACACCGCTATGTACCTGACCTACAAGGGCTTTCTGGCTGCGGTTAGCTACCACAATGTGGAGCAAATCAGGAACCGAGCGCAAAAAGGAGAAGCCGCTCAGGTGTTGGCGCACCGGAGCGGCGGAGTGGAATAGAGTTTTGACGGACACTATTCTGCCTCCTAGTATAACTGAGAATGGGAGGAAAATCAAGTTGAAAATTTTTGTGAGTTCAAAAGACAATGTGCTTTACCGAATCAAAATCCAGTCAGACCGAGAATGGAACATTAAAGGCGGCTACGGCTGGCAGGGCAAAGCCATAAATGCCCCTGCCGAAACACGGTATCCAAACCTTGTGGCAGAGCTGGGCTGGAGTTGTCCCTGGTTGTACCTTCTGGCGGAGTTTGCCGATGTGTCCCGGGAGATCATGGCGGCGGCTCTGGAGGATAACGAGGAGCTGAGCTTCCCGGAGCTTTTTCGGCTTTCGAGGTATTTGGGCGTCCCGCTGGAGTACCTGACTGCGCCAGACTTCTCTATGGTTGACCCGTCCACCAATAAGGGCAAAGCCAAGCGGCGGAAGTTGGCAGATCTTGCCAGAGTGTGGGCGGATAAATTAGACTGCTGGGGATGGAAAGTAAAATTAGTGCTTGACGCCTTGAACAATGGCAAGCCTGTTACATATGCCTCCTACCACTGGGCAGTCGGTGAGCTGGAAAGCGCCGCCGACAGACACCGGAGGAAGCAGCATAAGCCCCGCAGCCGAAGGATGATGACAGTATGAATAAACAAGAGCAAGCTAAAGATAAATCCCGATTTTATCGAAGTGGAGGCGTCATAAGTGTCCGTAAAAATCACGCAGTTTGAAGCAGAAAATGTCAAACGCATCCGCGCCACGACACTGACCCCCAGCGAGAATGGGCTGACCATCATCGGGGGGCGCAACAACCAGGGCAAAACCTCCGCCCTGGACGCAATCGCCTGGGCGCTGGGCGGGGAGCGCTACCGCCCCTCCCAGGCGCAGCGGGACGGGTCGGTGCTGCCGCCCTACATGAAAGTAGAGTTGTCCAACGGCATCGTGGCGGAGCGTTCCGGCAAGAACGGCGATTTGAAAGTAACCGATGAGACGGGCCGAAAAGCCGGCCAGCAGCTGTTAAATTCCTTTGTGGAGCAGCTGGCCCTTGATATGCCGAAGTTCATGTCTGCCACCAGCAAAGAGAAAGCGGCCACACTGCTGCGGCTGGTGGGGCTGGAGGATCAGGTGGATGCGCTGGAGCAGCAGGAGAAGGAGCTTTACAACCAGCGGCGCGCCGTCGGGCAGATCGCCAGCCAGAAAGCGAAGTATGCCCAGGAGCTGCCCGAGTACCCCGACGCGCCGGCGGAACCGCTGTCCGCCTTCGACCTCATCCAACAGCAGCAGGACATTCTGGCCCGGAACGGGGAGAACCAGCGCAAGCGGGAGCGGGCGGCGCTGCTGGAAGCCCAAAAGGAGAGTCTGCGCCGCGAACTGGATGAGTTGCAAAGAAAGTATGAGGCAGTCTGCAAGGACTGCGATATTGCCCATCAGAACGCGCTGGACCTGTTGGACGAAGCCACTGACGAGCTGGAAGCCAGCATTCGCAATGTAGAGGCCATCAATGTCAAGGTGCGCACAAACCAGGACAAAGCCCGGGCCGAAAAGGAAGCCCAGGACTATCAGGAGCAGTACGACGGCCTGTGCCGCCAGATAGAAGAGGTCCGGACGAAAAAGCGGGAGCTGCTGGAAGGGGCTGCGCTGCCCCTCCCCAGTCTGGGAGTGGAAAACGGCGAACTTACTTATCAGGGTAAGAGCTGGGACTGCATGAGCGGCAGCGACCAGCTGAAGGTGTCCGCCGCCATTGTGCGGGCCTTGAAACCTCAGTGCGGGTTTATCCTCATGGACAAGCTGGAGCAGATGGACACGGACACCCTGCGGGAATTCGGCGCATGGATGGAGGCGGAAGGCTTGCAGGGCATTGCTACCCGCGTCTCCACCGGCGGGGAGTGTTCGATCATTATCGAAGACGGGTACGCTGTAGAGCCACCCGCCGCTGGGGAAAGCGACGTGAAAAATACGGCGGATTTATGGGGGAGTGATTTTTAAGTGAACATCACTAGAGGCAGAATGCCGTCAGCGTACAAAATTGCGCTGTATGGTGTGGAGGGGATCGGCAAAAGCACACTAGCCTCAAAGTTCCCTGACCCTGTTTTTATTGACACAGAGGACAGCACCAAAACGATGGACGTAGCCCGGTTCGACAAGCCTACATCCTGGACTATGCTGCTGGATGAAGTTGACTACGTCATTAAAAACCCGAGCTGCTGCAGAACGTTGGTAATTGATACGGCAGACTGGGCCGAACAGCTGTGCATCGCCGAGCTGTGCGACAAAAATAACTGGGCAAGCCTGGAATCGCCCGGATACGGGAAGGGCTACCAGTACAGCGCCGAAGCCTTTGGGAAGCTGCTCAACAAGCTTTCCGAGGTCACCCAAAGGGGAATCCATGTAGTCGTTACTGCCCACGCGTGGCTGAGAAAGGTAGAGCTTCCTGATGAAATGGGCGCTTACGACCACTGGGAAATGAAGACATCAAAGAAAGTCGCGCCTATGATCCGAGAGTGGACGGACGCCGTATTTTTTGCCAATTACAAAACCATTGTGGTGAACGTGGACGGCCAGGGCGCTCAAAAAGGCAAGAACAAAGCCCAAGGCGGAAAGCGGATGCTTTACACCACCCATACCCCGTTCTGGGACGCGAAGAACCGCTTCGGTCTGCCGGACGAACTACCCCTTGATTATGCGCCCCTGGCCCCCTATTTTGAGACCCCTGCGCCGACGGAAAAAAGCACGCCCAAACAGGCCAAAGCTGCCTCATCCCTTAAAGAGGGTACGCCGCCGGCACAAGCGCCAAAAGAGGTGCCGCCCACGCACACCGCCCCGCCTCCGCCGCCGGCCAGCGAGAAAATGCCGGACGCCGCGCCAAAGGGAAATCAAGGCGCAGGTCAGCCCGATGATATGGCGGTTCCCCAAAAGCTCAGGCCGCTGCTGGAAAGCGCCGATGTGACCGAGCAGGAAGTCCGGGAGGTGATCGCCGCGAGGAAGGGAGGATACTTCCCTATGGGCACCACCTGGAAGGTGATGCAGGATGCCGGCTTTGTGGACGGCTGGGTAATCCCTAACTGGGACAAGATCGTGAAGATGATCCAGGATGACCCCGACCGCCTGCCGTTTTAGTTTTTGAAAGGAATGGTAACGCAGATGAGTGACTATAACCCCAACTTGCCCGAAATGGACTGGGACGATGAAATTGAAAACGATAACGCATATGAGGTGCTGCCTGAAGGGGACTACCGTTTCCAGGTCCAGCGGTTTGAGCGCGCCCGCTACCCCGGCGGCGCGAAAATCCCGCCCTGCAAAAAGGCTGTGCTGACCCTCAGCGTCAGCAACGGCGCCCACTCTGGAACGGTGACAACTAACCTTCTCCTGCACAAAAGCCTGGAGTGGAAGCTCTGCCAGTTCTTTACCTCCATCGGGCAGCGCCGCCACGGTGAGCGCCTGCATATGAACTGGAACGGTGTTCCCGCAGCAGCCGGTATCTGCCGCATCGGCGTGCGCAAGTGGACCGGCAATGACGGCAAAGAACACGAGGGCAACGAGATTGCCGAGTTCTATGACCCCGCCGATGCCCCCAACGTGCCGGTGGGCTCAGGCTTCACAGAACTATCCCAGGGGACCAAAACCCCATGGGATACGGGTGAATTCTGATGGAGCTGCGGCCATACCAGCAGCAGGCCCGGGCGGCGGTGGAAAAGGATTGGGCGGGAGAGTATGACCGTACGCTGCTGGTGCTCCCGACGGGGTGCGGCAAGACGGTCGTGTTCTGCAAAATCGTGGAGGACATGGTGCGCACCGGCAGCCGCTGCCTCATCCTGGCCCACCGCGGAGAGCTGCTGGAGCAGGCCTCCGACAAGCTGCTCTCCGCCACCGGCCTGCGATGCGCAGTGGAAAAGGCAGAGGAGTCGTGCCTGGGCAGCTGGTACCGGGTGGCGGTGGGATCAGTGCAGACCTTGATGCGGGAAAAGCGGTTGTCTCAGTTCCCCAGTGACTATTTTAACGTCATTGTGGTGGACGAGGCCCACCACTGTCTGGCGGACAGTTACCAGCGGGTGTTGAATCACTTTTCCGGGGCGAAAGTGCTGGGAGTAACCGCTACCCCCGACCGTGGGGACATGCGGAATCTGGGACAGTATTTTGAGCACCTGGCCTTTGAGTACACCATGCCGAAGGCCATCCGGGAGGGCTGGCTGTGCCCCATTAAGGCGGTGACCATTCCGCTGAAGCTGGACCTCACCGGGGTGGGCGTTCAGGCCGGGGATTTCAAGGGCAGCGACCTGGACACCGCCCTCGACCCTTATTTAGAGCAGATTGCAAACGAGATGAAAGCTTATTGCACCGGGCGCAAAACCGTGGTATTCCTGCCCCTGGTGCGGACCTCGCAGAAATTCCGGGATATTCTCAACGCCCACGGCTTTCACGCGGCGGAGGTCAACGGCGGCAGCGAGGACCGGGCGGAGATTTTAAGCGATTTTGCCGAAGGGAAATATAACGTGCTGTGCAATTCCATGCTCCTCACCGAGGGCTGGGACTGCCCCGATGTAGACTGTGTGGTGGTGCTGCGGCCCACAAAGGTGAGATCCCTTTTTTGCCAAATGGTGGGACGCGGCACCCGCATCGCCCCCGGGAAGGATCACTTACTTCTGCTGGATTTCCTGTGGCACACTGAGCGCCACGAACTGTGCCACCCGGCAAGCCTCATTTGCGAAAGCCCCGAGGTGGCCCAACAGATGACCCGGGCCTTGGAGGATAACGCCGGGTGTCCGGTGGACATTGAGGAGGCGGAGCAAAAGGCCCGGGAGGACGTAGTGGCCCAGCGGGAGGAGGCCCTTGCAAAACAGCTGAGCGAGATGCGCAGCCGGACACGTAAGCTGGTGGACCCGCTGCAATTTGAAATGAGCATCCAGGCGGAGGACTTGAGCGACTATGTCCCTTCCTTCGGCTGGGAAATGGGCCCGCCGACAGAAAAGCAGATGAAGGCGCTGGCAAATAAGGGAATATGTCCCGATGAAATTGAGAACGCGGGGAAGGCATCTCTTTTGCTGGACCGGCTGAAAAAGCGGAGTGCCGAAGGACTGACCACGCCGCGCCAAATCAGAGTTTTGGAAAACTTCGGGTTTCAACGCGTGGGGCAATGGCAGTTTGAAGAGGC